CCTTTCGCTGGTGGCGGTTCCATTGTCCGCGCGTGCATTCTTCGAGGCTGTAAGATCATCGCCTGTGACATTGACAAAGATCGCTATCCTGAACTGTAGAACCGTGTGAAAGATACTTACAAAGTCATGTTGGGAGGGCAGGTTAGTTTTGTATGAGCGATCCAGTAAATAAACCAAAGCACTATCTTCAACATCCTAGTGGTGTAGAATGTATTATTATCAGCGAGCATTTTAGCTTCTGTCTAGGTAATGTAATTAAATATGTCTGGCGCGCAGGTAAGAAAAAGTCCTCGCTGGAGGATCTTAAAAAAGCTCGCTGGTATCTTGATCGAGAAATAACACGTTTATCACCTCCATGACCCACCTTCCCAACGCCTTCCCTCTCACCCCAGCCCCCTACCGCCTAGCCATCATCGGCGAGTGTCCTGGTCCGCACGAACTCGCCCAGGGTCGCCCCTTTGCTGGACCATCCTCTGGCCTCCTCACCGCCGCACTGCAAAACTCCGGCGTCATTCTCTCCAATTGCTTTCGCGGTTACATCTACAACCAAGTCCCGCCAGGCGGTGACATCGAAAACGTAAACAAATCAGATCCAGACTTCCATGAATCCCTCTCCATCCTTAAGTCCGACCTCAACAAGTTTCAACCAAATTGTGTCCTTCTCTTGGGAGGAACAGCTCTCTGGGCGGCAGGAATTTACCATAAAATCAACGTCTATCGAGGAACTTTGTTCTCAGGATTTGACGGTCGCCATAAGAGTATCTCTACATTCGCTCCTGGATATGTGCAGAAAGTCTGGGATGAAGCTCCACTCTTTCAATTTGTCATTAACCGCGCCTGTGAGCAATCCAAGTTCGCAGGACTTCAGCTCCCCAGAAGAATACTTGAGCCATCTCTCACAGCCGCCGAAGTTTTGGCCAGACTCTCAGCCATCGTTCCTGGAACAATTACAAGCGTCGACATCGAAGGCGGAGTCCCCAACCCAGAAGAAACCACCCACAAGAACCTCAATGGAGTAACCTGTATCGGTATCTCCACCGACCCGTCCTCCGCCTTCACCATCAACCTCTCTGACTTCGACGACCCAACCAAGGGCATCGTCATGAAAGAGTTCAACCGGATGATGTCTAACCCCGACATCCCTAAGGTTCTTCAAAACTCCCTCTATGACTACGTTGTTCTCACCTGGCTCTGGCGCATCAACGCTAAGAATATCGCCCATGACACGATGCTCTCCGGTTGGGAAATCTACCCTGAACTTCCCAAAGGTCTCGGCACCCAGGCTTCTATTTGGACTCTCGAACCATACTATAAGTTCGAGGGCAAACTCGGTCCCGATGCCACCGACGCCAAAGTCACCCATCGAACCTACTGTTGTAAAGACGCCGCGGTGACGCTGGAAATCCACCAGAGCCACATGGCCGCAATGACCGTTGACCAGCGTAAGCACTACGACTTCAACATGTCATTGATCCCCTCCTTGCAGTATATGTCCCTGCGCGGGATTAACTACAACGTCAACGCAGCTAAGGAAAAACATTCCGAGATCAAAACCAAAATGCTCGAACTCCAGTTAGCCTGCAACCAGCACGCCAACATGGAAATCAACCTCAACTCGCCCAAGCAAATGTGCGATCTGCTCTACAAACGCTTCGGTTTCGAGCCGCAATACATGAAAGAAGCAGGTCGCAAAACCACCAAACTCACCGCCAATGCAGACGCAATGCTTAAAATCATCATCAAACAAGGAGCAAACACTCATCCGTTCTTGGCCTGCGCCCTCGGATGGAAGAAGCTCGAGGGCGTTCGGAAGCAGCTTGAAATCGCGACCGACGCAGACTCGCGAGTGCGCTGCTCTTATAACCTCGTTGGTACCGAAACTGGGCGGCTCTCCTGTTCGGGATCAGTTACAGGATCTGGCACGAATCTACAGACTATTACAAAGCAGCTAAGATACCTCTACCAGCCCGACCCCGGTTACTACTTCTTCCAATGTGACCTTTCCGGCGCCGACGGCTGGACAGTAGCCGCCCGTGCCTCCCAACTCGGTGACCCCACCATGCTCGATGACTACCGCGCGGGAATGAAACCTGCAAAGATCATCGCCCTCATGTATATGCAAATGCAGGGTCAGCTCTCCGAAGTCTCGGTAAACATCAATGACCTATCCCGCGAGGAAATCAAGCGTCTCACCAAGACCGTTGACATCCCCGACTCCCTCTACGCGGTCTGCAAAGCTGTCCAGCACGGCTCCTCCTACGACATGGGTCCAAACACGATGGCTAACAACATCCTGTTGCAAACCTTCAAAAAGTCCACCGAACTAAACGTCCTTTGGGTCCCACCCAACGACTGTAAAAAAGTCCAGAACGTCTTCTTCAAACGCTACCCCGGTGTGCTCGCATGGCAACGCTGGGTGCAACAACAACTTACACGCAACCGCACGCTGTCATGTGCATCCGGTCACGTTCGGACTTTCTTCGGGCGGCCTGGAGACAACACAACCTACCGCGCAGCCTACTCCCATGAACCCCAAGCAAACACTACCTACGCCACTAACCTCGCCATGCAAAAGCTCTGGCTGGACCCTGAGAATCGCACAAGTTCTGGTGATCTTATCATCCAGCCTTTGCACTCTGTTCATGATGCGCTGTGCGGCCAGTTCCCCATCGACCGCACCGAGTGGGCTGTTGAAAAAATCCAATCCTATTTCAACAACACCCTCTCCATCGGCAACGAGCGACTCGTCATCCCGTATGAAGGCGGTTACGGAACCTCATGGTATCACACGGAAGAAAAATCAAGAATAGGAGAAATTTAAATATGCACTACATCGAATACCACCCCGGCACCATTGCCCGCATCACAGACAAGCCAACCCGTCATGGACACGAAGATGTGAATCTTCTCTCTCGCTGGGTTTGTAAAATAAACGACATCTTTCGTCTAAACCCCAGCTACCCAAATCACATAAAAGTCCAGGAGTTCTGCCGACTCTTAAAACAATTCCAACTCCCATGCTCTTCCTAAAACCCCACGAAGCCTCCAAGCTCCGCTGTCAAATCCTCCGTGACCTCCAACTCGACTCCTACGTCGAGATCGACTCCCGCTTTGTCAAACCACTCTTCGGTGGCACCTCTGACATGCGGCGCTGGTGCGAGACCTGGTCCCTCACCTTCGACACCTTCACCCGACCAGGCATGTTCCACCGAGACAAAACACCTATTGAATGGGTAAGTTTCAAATACCCAGAACCTGAACAGATTGTTATTATATGAAACCAATGTGTGCATTCAAGTGGCAAGACCACCGAGCAAAATTAACCTTTCCCTTCTATGTCCAACCTAAACTCAACGGTGTCCGCGCGCTGTATCACCAAGGCATTATGCAATCCCGTGGTCTCCGTGAGGAAGAAGGCAAAGTCTGGGACCCTTCAGTCGTCCTACATTTCACTCAGCCCCTTGCTCTCGCCTGTCCGCCCACGTGGATTCTCGATGGTGAACTTTACTGTCATGGTAAGTCCCTCCAGCAAATTAACTCAGCGGTTGCCGTCAAGCGAAAATCAACTTCCTCCGTTACCCATGAAATCCACTACCACATCTTCGACATCATCGACACCCAGTGTCTTCATCGCCCTTTCCACGAGCGTGCGGAATTGCTCGAGCTTCTCAAAACCCAGCTGGTCATCCATCAGGCAACAACTGTCCAAGTTGTCCCCACAGTCTGTGTCAATAATCCAGGACTGGACGATGAACTCTACCAATCCTACCGATCCCAGGGATATGAAGGACTCATGTATCGTCTTCCCCTTGCTCCTTACGGGTTTGCCGAAGAGTGCGGGAATAAAGAAAACCGCTGGAAGTCCTTGCTCAAACGCAAAGGCTGGATCGACGACGAGTTTCTTATCCTCGGATTCGAGCTCACAACTGGTGCTAAGGGCAACCAAGGTTTCCAGCTCACCTGTCAAACCCAGCGAGGCCATGAATTCACAGTCGGTTCCGGCTTGACGGTAGAACAGCAAAATTATTATGCACAAAACTCCCCCGAAGGCTTCCTCGCCAAAGTCCGCTTTGAGATGCTCTCTGACAAAGGCATCCCCCTCAAGCCCACATTGGAAGCGATTTTGGACTAGAAGAATTAAACAAAACTTTGATCAGTGGATTGAAGACGCAATAGTCAAAGCATTAAAATCTAAATGAACTTCCTCCAAGCATACCACATTTACTCCTCCGGCAACGAGGCTCCCGCTGAATTCCACCAGTGGGGAGCCTTTGCTGCCTTATCTGCCTGCTGCGGTCCACGCCTCTGGGCGGACTTTGGTGGCGTTGGAAACATCCAGCCCAATCTTTTTATCCTCTTTGTCTCTCCTCCAGGGATTAAAAAATCAACCGCAAAAGACTTCGCTCGCGATCTCATCCGCGCAGCAGCAACTCCAACTGCACCGATTCCAATTGCACCAGCCTCAACGTCTAAAGAGGCTTTTATCGAGTATCTTGCCGATCCAAAAAGCCCATGTCAAATGGCCTACAAGTGGGAAGATAAGCTAAGAAAATATACCAAATGCTCCATTTTCTCTAATGAGTTTGTCAACCTAGTTCAAGTAGGCGGTGATCCTCTTGCGTGGATTCAAATTCTCACAGACATCTACGATCCCCAGCCTA